TTGTAATTCATATCGGCCATCTCCAGTACTGCGGGTATCCGCTACTACCCATATCGTCGTAACTAGTTACCCAGTTCTCATCAGCGTTTATTTTGATAGCTGGGATTATCTGGGCCGCTTGGTTGTAATGATTACCGACCAAAAAGGGCTTAGAGTCTGTCTTAGGCGTATACAAGAAAGATGGGGTTATGTTTCCAGTGCTACGCGACTTCGCTCTAGTGCGAATCTCCCAGACCTTTAGCTTGAAGGCATCTCTTGCATTCTCAGCTACCACCATCCGGTCTCCGTGAGCGTCAATCGGCGCGAAGTAAACAAACTTGATGGTGCCTGAGTATTGGTTGTCCACCACCTCACCATCGCCATTAACGCAGATGAACCTGCCGGGATGCTCGTGGATGTTATCTTTGGTTATCTGGTCTTCTATCTTGGCTAACGAGTAGTTGTACCAGCCATCAAGATTCGCAGGCTTTACATCATTAGCCTCAAAGAATTCAAACGTAGCGAGATCATCTCTCTGGTAACCTTCACCTTCGTACTTCAAAGGCGTGACGTACAAAATGGTGTAGTTTGAGTTATCGCTTATTCGCGTAACCTCAAATAAGCAGTAGTTATTCTTGCTTACGAAGCACTCGAACTTGTCCCCAATCTGCATATTTTGCAGAAGGTCTTTGTGGTTAACCATGTCGCCGTTGGCGTCTAAGTCCGACCCATAATGATTAAAGTAGATTTGGTCTATCGGTTTGCCTTCGTCCCAAGGCCCGTATCTGGCGGTGGAGTTAAACTTTACGTACCCACGAGTTGTATAAGTAGCACCAACCTGCCATGTTCCCTCTTCCTTTATCGGGATCAGGTGGTTGATCTCTTGAGCCATGAAGTCAACTTGATTTTGCAGTGAGTCTAGTTCTGAGTCGGTAATCGCCCGCTCATCTTCAAGGGCTTCTTCTAGGTGCTCTGGCGTGACGTACTCGCGCTCGTAGTCCACCGCCTTCGTGTTTATGTATAGGTGGTTGTAGGGCTTAAGGTACTGGTCATTTAAGGTGTCACTGCTATTTGCCACCACCTCGGCACTGTCTTTATTAACGATGACTTCGGTAACTTCAAAGGTGTAATTTGTTTGATTACTCATTCTGTACTCGTGTACACAGTCACCCACAATGAACGTAACGTCCACCTTTCCGCTGGGGAATCCCGTAAGCGATCTGCTTATGTAGTCAAAACGTACAAAGTCACCGGGCTTCAGCGTCTCGCCGTAGTCTTCCGTGTACCACAAGGTACTGTTACTTTGGGTATTAACGTATCCGTTCTGGCCCGTAATACCTATGTGAGTAATATCTGACAGCTTTAGCGGAGTGTCACGATCTGCATAGATTTCTTCAGGCCACGCAAAGTAGCATTTCGGGCCGCTCTCGTACTTAGCGCCACTTGTAATTTCTGTACTCTTCGCTGACTTCAGGTAGCCAAGCATTAAATCGCCACTCTCAGCCTTCTCAAGGTCGCCTTCCGCGCTGGGGGGTGGCTCGGGCGGAGGAGGAATGATATTTACGAGGTCTTCTTTTAACTGCTCTATCTCTGCGTCTATCTCAGAGAACTCGGGGTGCGTGTGATCCTTCCGCGCATAGCGGTCATCCAGTTCTGACAGGTCGATACTCTGATCATTCAACTCGAAGAATCGGATCTCGCACGTAGCGTTAACGAGGAAGTTGTTACCCTTCTCTTTCAGGGTTACAGGGATCTCGCTGATGCCTTGCCCGTTAGCCTCTCCAGCCACAACAAACAGCACAAAGTTTTCGGGGTTGTTTATATCGACAAGTTCGACATAGTCGCCCACGCTGATATCGCCCACGCCAACCGTCAGACCATTTAGGTCAGTGTTGTTCAACTGGACGATGTTGTTACTGGCGGACAGGTCATCAGACCCCAGAGCAAACTCGCCGGGGTTACGGGCCATAACGTCGCCCATGAAGCCAACATACTTCCATTGGCCGTGCGTCTTACGTACCAGTAACGTATCGAGCGCCAGCGCCAGTTCGGTGATCTCGGTCTGCAACGTGTTGTCGCCAGCTATACGGGCGGCAGTCTCATCGGACAGATCTTTCTTGATGCCCGAATCGTCGTAGGTGGGGTGTACGATTCCGCCAATGGCGTCATCTACGTAGTCTTCGGTAGCGAGTCCGTCTAGGCTAGGTATCTGTGTCGCAAGATTCTCTACCGACTCATCGACGTAGTCCTCGGTAGCATAGCCGGTGAGGTCGGTCTCGGGGATCGCGTCGATCTGCCCAGTGACCCACTCCTCAGTCGCGTAGCCCGTTAGGTCAGTGCCCTCTGGAAACTCGATAGCCGCGATAGAGTCGTCTACGTAGTCCTCGGTGGCGTAGCCAGTAAGGTCTGGCGCTTCGAGGGTATCAATCTGGTCTTGCAGTACCTTGTCGCCGTCAGTCGCAACCTTGATGGCCGCGTTAAGGACGTTCAGTTCGGTTTCGTCTACGTAGTCAATCGTAGCGTAGTCGCTAAGGTCTACGTCGCCGCCACCAGCCTCTATGCCGTCGATCTCTTGATCGAGGCGCTGGATCTCACTGGCGATAAATCGGTTAGCGTCTTTCTGGTTCTCTAACTCAGGTAAATCTCTGGTGGGCATAAACTGCCCGCGTGTATTACGCAGGGGGTCATCAGGCTCCAGCCCGACCATGCTGGTAGTAACCTCACCAGCTTCACCCGCAACAGGAAAATCGGCACGCACGTTCGCACCGCCCTTAATCCCAACGACTTCCATGCCCTCGGTATCGGTAATCTTGTTGAAGTCCGAAAACTTCTTAGTCGTAGCCTCGCGTACTGAACCCTCCGCCTTAACGAAGAGTTTAGGGAGCCAGTCTGGGATCAGTGACTTCATTTATTTCTCCGGTGCTAGGAACTTCTCGCCACTCTCTTCTGTCATCACATTACCGGCCTCAGTAGCCAGCATGGAGATGGGCGGGTCGTTCGGATCGGGAGGGCTGAGGTTCTTCAACTCCTCCATATTTATGTAGGTTCCGGTGGTGTGCCATGTCTTGCCGCCGCCTGCCTTGACGCCGGTAACACCACGGTTCCTTGTCCTGTGCATAATCAGAGGCATATCAGATCCTAAAGTTGTCGTTCAACATGAACGGTTTAATGTCTTCCTCTTGGAAGAAGCTAGCGAACTCGCGCTGTTGATCCTTAGCGCCGAGTTGCAGGAATCCTTTGTAACGTCCATCGTGGGAGCGCCCGTCGTTGGCCGCGCTAAACACTTCGATGGGAATGGTCGCAACCATACGGAAGCCATCCAGATCTCTGGTGCCGCCGTCGTTGCGTACTGCCTGAGCCAACTCTGCTACTGCGTCGTAGTTAGCCGCGTACTTGCGGACATACATCTTGTCTTCGTGGGCCGAGTGCTTCCACTCAACTCCCGTTCCGTTTTCAACGTAGTGTAGGTCGGTCATCCTTGATCCTTGAATTCTGGTCGAATGAAAATAGCCCCCAGCCCGAAGGCGTGGGGGCGTTTAGATTTACTCTACTGCTTCTGAAGAACCGTCAACGCCGGTAATCATGGCGTGGGCTTTCTCAGTGTGGACGCGCAGTCCCCAGTCAACGCTGATCTGGCGCTTCTCTGCCAGGCCGGTTTTGGCTAAGGTATCCGTGCGGTAGCCTTCCAAGTAAGACAGAGATACATACTCTGGATCTAACAGGAAGATGTTGTCGCTCTCGCTGGTAACAAGACCAGTGGTGGGATCAACGGCACCGTTGCCCGGTTGCAGTCGGTTAGGTACTAACTTAACCGTGCCGAAGTCGGAGATAATGACGTTAACAGAGGCGAGTGCCTTAGCCTTGTCACCACTCTTACCTTGGTCTGCTTGCAGAGTCGCGATACGTGCAGTCTCGTTGAACATGTACGTCGAGATGCCAGTGATCACTGAAGGAGTAGACATCAGTACTGATACCTCACCACCTTCCTCATACACGGACTGGATAGCGTCCTTGATGCCCTTGAACGACACGGGTGCCGCTGTGCCAGCCGTAGCGCCCGTAGTCAGGCCACTGGTGTAGTTGTATCCACCAGCAGTACCGGCAGTGCCATCAGCATTGAAGACAGAAGTCTCAATCCATGAAGGCAGTCCACCAGTGATGCCCGCAACAGCGTCTGTACCGGCCTTAGAGCCTTGGTTGTACAGAGCGGCCGCTTCTACGTCACGTCGGATCTCTTGGTTAGCGCGGGTCAGGCGATACGCCAGTTCCTTTGCCCGGCCAATAGTGTCCGAACTATCGGCTCTATAACTCACGGCAATTACCTTGTCGGAAATTTGTGAGTGGTTTCCTACACGGCCACCAGTGATCGAAACGAGGTCGCCCGCGTCCTGACCGTCAACTCGCTGGTTGTTCAGCATGGGCGGATTTAACTCATCCAGGACCCAATCAAACCGCTCGTTCTTGTGGCTGGTCTTGCCGACCATGTCGGTGAATGGCAATGGAATACGACTGATATCGAAAATCTTATCCATCACGTCTTCGTGGATTACTCCTCCGGTCTCGATTGACTTGAGGTTAAAGGCATCCACGTTGCCTGTTGTCGGGGCTAGGGTTGAATTAGCCATGATTTACTCTCCCATAAGGAGGCTCGCTACTGCGTCTCTTTCCAACATCCTTTTGTTGGCACCTTTCGCGTTTTTAGCGGCCTGCACTAGACTATCGACCTGTGACTTTTTCTTTTGCACAAATCGTCCATTTGCCGCTCGTTGCATCTTGGGAGCCTTCTTCACCTTCTTCTCGGCGACGGTTTTGCCTTGGTCGTACAGCATCGCCTTACGGAGGGTTACCACATGGCGTGACATAGTCACGTCCTGCAATTCCTCATCAGGGAAGCCGTTCTCTCTGGCATACTGGATGATGTCCTGCATCTCTGAGGACATCTTCTCTTCGTCGTGCCACTCGGGGACTGCTTGGGTCAGCGCCACTCTTTCCTGCGCCAGCGTCTCTTGACGCTCACGCTGGTAGACTTCGTCAGCCTGCTGGTTCTGGAATTGAACCTGCTGGCCTACCGCTTCGCCCATCTGCTGTAGTTCCTGTTGCCTATACTGGAACTCCTGCTGTTTAGCCGCCCACTCCGCAGGATCGGTAATACGTAGCCGATCCCAGTCGATGGTGTTGAACTCGCCCATCAGCTTCTTCTCTAGTGCGTTTCCAATGTTCTGGATGTACTGGAGCCGCTGGCTGATGTTTTCTGCAACTTGCGTGCGCTCGGACTCGAACGTCTTACGCTCCTCTGCAAGGATCTGGGATTTCTCCTCGTTAGCCTTGTAGTATTGCGTCTGACTGATCGCGTCCTTGAGTGAGACGTGCTCGTCCTTTCCGTTGACCTTTAGCTTCACAAAAACATCGCCGTCGTCATCTACCGTCAGCTTGTCATTGTCTAGCCCGAGTTCACTGGCTAAGGCTTCGAGACCGCCTACCTCTTCATGGTCGTCTACTGCTTCCTCTAGCTGGGACTCTTCTGTTTCGACATCGCCGTCTTCTGAGCCTGCTGATTCTGCCTCGACTTCTTCCGAGGTTTCTTCTTCACCGTACTCCACCGGAGTATCGGTTACGTTATCGGGCGCACCAATCTGGTGTGCCTCTTCTTTGTCGCCTGATACTAATAGTTCAGCGACTTGATCGACTGCACTAGCGCCCGTATCCGTAGAATTAGGGTGGACTGCACCTTCGCTCATATTTCATCTCCTTCATGTTGTTTTTCGGCCAATATGCCGGTGGTGACTAACTCCTCCAGATACTCTTCGAGGTTGGTTAGCGCGATAGCTTGGCTTCTAATGTCGTAGTCATCCTCTTGGTTGCGATCACTACAGAAGGTCTCGAACAGCGCCCATTTGCGTTGCTCGATGTGTTCCTCAATTAGGGACAGTTCTTTCTTCGCTTGCCTGCCCCTTCTCGCTTCCCTTATCAGTTGCCCGTCCTGAGCCATTCAAACTTTCCTTGTTTGCCTGTAATTCTCTTTCCAACTGCATCTTCGCGTTGGTCTCCATTTCCGTCAGCTTCAGCGCTGTGTCGGTCTTCAGCTTGTCGTAGTCGAACGCCTGCTTGGCCGAATCCTTCGCCGCCTGTAGCGCCGTCTTCATCTGTTCGATTTCCTGTTTGTGCTGTGCCTCGATAGCGTTGATCTGCTCTTTCAACTGGCCGTTCTGCATGGTGGCCTGAGCCTTCTGCATCTCCGCCTGTGCGACAGTCTGCTGTGCCTGTAGCGCCTGCTGTTGCATCTGGATCTGCATTTGCTCCTTCTGCATCATTTCCTGCTGGGCTTGCTGATCCTGCTGTGCCTTGGCTTGTGCGAACTGCTGACCCTCTTGCGTGTCTGGGTTCATGAAGTACTTCTCAGCTTCACCCAAGTCCGCCAGTTCGACCATGTCGTCGAGCGAGTTGAATAACTGCTTGGTGTCTACCATCACGTTGTCTGGCATCTGCTTGAACTGCATCTGAGTCTGGAACAGTGTCTGCAACGCCATCAGTTTCTTCTGGCTGTCACCGGCACCGGCACCGACCGTTACCATCATCCGGCTACGCTCGCCCCACGTGCTGGGGTCTACGTTCATCCAGTTACCCTTGAACTTGTAGGGCACCATGCCGTTCTGGAAACGCACCATGAGGTCACGAATCATTTTGTATGCAGGCCGGACGCCTGTCTCGGCGATGCTCCGCACCATGAGGTTAACGAGCATCTCCTTTGCCGACATCATGCGCTCTACGCCGTGAGCCGACTCGTTGTTAACTAGGTTGGACTGGCCAGCCATGTCTGGGCTGACGCCTACCCGCGCCTCCTTCTGTACATCAGCGTACTGGAGTAGCTGTAGCGCCTCGCCGCCGAAGAAGGTGCCACCCAGTTCGGTGACCGCGTTATGGCCCTTGGCACGGATAATTCCGCCTGGTCTATTAACCAGTAGGTCGTCAATGTTGACCTGCCCTTCCTGAACCACCTTGATGCGGTTCACGGACTGGTAGAAGCTGTCTAGCGTGCTACGTAGCACCGCCGTCTTGATGTCCTGAACCTGCTTCAGGCGCTCGAATACGCTGAGGCCCAGAAACTGGTGTGGCATCGGGGTGGCACTCATTGCCACGAATGGGATTTCTACGATCTCTTCGATGTCGAGAATCGCATCGATTTCGTTCTCGCCTATACAGGTAACCTTGCAGAGTTCGGATATGCCGTCCTCGTTAATGTCCATAGAGAGGAACGCCTCGGTCACGACGATCAGCTTCTGGCTCTCATCGATGTCCAAGCCGCTGTGGTGTTCGTCGCCGAC